TTAGTGCTATTGGACATGAACTTGCAGATTCTTTATCTTTTGGTTTAGTAGGATCAACAGAAAGAGCAAAAGAACTTACAGCAGAAGCAAATAGACTTTTTGCATCTTTAGCACAACCACCAGCAGAAAATACTTTTCTTACTGATACTGTTGAAACTATTAATAATATAAGAGATTTATTTCAACAAGGTCTTGATGAAGATATAAAAAATTCATTTGTCGGACCAATACAACAAGTTTCAGAATTTGAAAAAAGATTACAAGAATTTGCCCAAAATGCACAAGCACCATTACAAACATTTAAAGATGGTATAGGCACAACAGGAAAATTAATTGGCGATACTATGGTTGCTTCAATGAAAAAATTTGAAGATACTTTGGTAGATGGCTTAATGAAAGGCAAACTATCTTTTAAAGATTTCTCAAACTTTGTAATTAAAGAACTATTAAGAATAGCGATTAGAAAATTAATTATTGATAAAATTACAGGCGGCTTTACTTCTTTTCTTGGTAATCTTGGCTTTGCAGAAAGAGGTGGTACTGTCACCGCAAATAAACCTTACATCGTTGGTGAAGCTGGTGCAGAATTATTTGTACCAAATAAAACAGGAACAATCGTACCAAACAATAGATTAGGTGGTGGCATGGGATCAGGTGGTATGCCTGTAAATATTACTTACAATATTCAAGCCTTTGATTCAAAAGATACTTTAGCCGCAATAACAGAAAATGCACCTACTATATCTGCCATAATAGAAACTGAATTCAATCGTAGAGGTAGAAGAGGTTTTGTAACATGAGTGGCAGTTTCCCAACATCACCAGCGGCAAGTAGCGTAAATATAAAATCTATAGAACCTACTTTGATTTCTGTTACACAAAATTTAAAAAGACAAGTTAGAAGAAGAGGTGGACAAAGATGGTCATTGGAAGTGGAGTTTCCACCAATGACTAGATCAGAGTTTGCGCCTATTTACGCTTTTGCTATGAAGCAACAAGGTCAGTTTGAAACCTTTGCTTATGTACCACCTGTTATAAGCACATCACAAGGTGATACAACAGAAAATCCTGTAGTTGATGGTGCGGTGTCAGTCGGTGCAAATTCAGCGACTATAGATGGTCTTACAGCTTCAGAATCAGGCATTATAAAAGCTGGTGATTTCTTTAAATTTAGTGGTCATTCAAAAGTATATATGGCTACTGCTGACATGGATGCAGATGGTACAAGCCATGCTACTTTGAATTTCGCACCTAATCTTTTGAATGCAGTTGCTAATGATGAAACCATAACTTTTGCATCAGTACCTTTTACTGTTTCTTTTACCGAAGATATTACACAATTTGCTACCGATACAACTGCTTTATTTGGTTTTAGTATGACCTTAATAGAAGTGTTTTAATGAGATGGATAGAGGAAGTACAGGTGCATTTCAAACAGAGATTGTTAAATCTGCAAACAAACCTTTTCATCTAGTTAAATTATCTTTTGATGATGTCAGTTATTTTTTATCTGATGCTTATATTCCTGTAACTTACGATTCAAATACTTATACACCAACAGGAAGTTTTTTAGCTTTTTCTGATATTGTTGAAACCAATGAAGCTAATATTGAAACCATAAGTATTTCTTTATCAGGAGTTGATACCACATATATTAATTTATTTTTAGAAGGTGGTTACTTAGATAGAACAGTAGAAATCTATAAAGCATTTTTAGATAGTAACGATGCTTTGGTTTCTGATCCTTTATTAATATTCAATGGCAGATTAAATAATCCTGTAATCAAAGAAGATGTTGATGCTGGAACTAGCACAATAGCAGTACAAGCAAGTTCATTATTTGTGGACTTTGATAGAATCAATACAAGATTTACAAATAATGAATCTCAACAAAGTTTTTTTTCAGGTGATACAGGCTTTAGATTTAGTTCAGTTGTAGTTAAAGAATTGAATTGGGGAATGACTACAGGTGCTACTGCATCAGGTGGTGGTAGTTCTAGTGTATCAACACAAGGTTCTGCTACATCACCAATCAATAATACTTCACCAGCACAAAAAAGCATTTTTAGAGAAATAAGACCAACCAATCCATCTTTTAGTTTGCAATCAGGTTCGGTAAGAATACACATCAATTATGCAAACAGAAGCACTTCTAATTTTTCTGTAGGACAACAAGTTAAGATAAATGGTTTTGAATCTAAAACATTTGATGATGGTGAATTTATTTTAAGTTCTGCTATAAATTTTTCAGAAGGTGCTGGAACTCATGCAATCACTTCAATAGATTCAGATGGTTTTGGTTTTACAATTGCAGTACCAAACACAGTAACATCTTTAAAATCAGGAAAGTTTGGTGGTAGTGAAATCACAGTTGATGATGAATTGGTTGCACCTGTATTAATACAAACTACATCAGGCTCTAATTCAATTACTGTCAATGCTGATAACTTTGCCAAAGTAGGCGAAGCAGTTTCTTTTAATTTAGAAACAACATCTGTTGGTGGTATTGAAAGTAGAATCCTTGCCTTAGATCATAAAATTACCGCAAGAACTACAGATACACTTACAGTAGCAGTTACACAAAAAAATATTGTTCTAGCCAATCCTTTGAAAACTACATCAGGATCAACATCATTGGTTATAGATTTTGCAGAACATAATATTGCTGTAAGCGATTCAATCACAATTTCAGGTGCTACAGCAGTTGGTGGTGTACCAGCTTCTGATATAAATAAAGCACATACTGTTACAGCTATAACAGAAAACACAGTTACAGTTGTTGTTTCAACAACAGCAACAAGTACCGCAAGAGGTGGTAGTGATGCAGTTCGTTTAGATAGCAAAATTATTAGAACCAATCCAATAGAAACCACAGCTTCATCTGCTACAGTAAAAGTTCATTATAGAGGTCATGGTTTAGCAAACAGCGACACAATAACTTTAGAAGGCTTAGATGATGTTGGTGGCTTGAATAGAAGTTTATTAAATAAATCACATACTGTAGTTGATGCTTCCAACACAGATTATTTTACAATCACCTTATCTGAAAGTGCTACCGCTTCAGAATTTGGTGGCGGTGGTGATAGTGTTTTAGAAAGACCTGTAAAAGCTACATCAACAGTTAATTATGGATCATCAGGAAGCAGAATAAATCTACCAACAGAAATACGATGATAGATAAATTAAAAGCAAATAAATACATTGAATCCAAATTGAATGAGCCTTTTGCATGGGGTACTAACGATTGCAATACATTTATTGTTGAATACTTTGATAAGGTAATAGGTACTGATTTACTAAAAATAATTTATCAAAAATATTCTACAAAAAAAGGTGCAATAAAATTTCAAAAAGAATTTGCCCAAAGAATATCAGGCAGATGTTTGGAATTAGGTATGAAAGAATATCATCCTAGTAAAGCTATATTTGGCGATATATTAGTTAAACATAATGAAAATTGGGATTCATGTCATATTTGTATTGGTAGTAAAATGGCATCTGTAGATGAACAAATAGGTACAGCAATTTTGCCAATATCTGATTTTAACGATTTTGATTCTGCATATAGATTTAGTAATGAAAATTAGAAACATAATATTTTTTATATCAGCTTTATTTTTTACAGGTAGTGTTTTTGCTCTACCAGCATTAGCACCTGTATTCGCTACTATTGGTACTGCTGTTGCTGGTTCAATAGGTCTTGCTGTTGCTGGTGGTACTGCTATAGCAATCGGTGTAGCTGTTGTTGTGGTTGGTGCTTACGCTGGAAGTCAATTGCTTGGTGCTATGAGCATGGACTTCCCTGATAATATGTCTGCACAAGCACGTTCAGCTTTAGCAAATCAACAAGGTTCAACCAATCCTTTACCTGTTATTTATGGTGAAAGAAGGGTGGGTGGTACACCAATTTTTTATCATGTATCAGGAGATGATAATGAGTTTCTGCATGTGGTTTATGCAATTGCAGAAGGTGAGATACAAGGAGTTAGCCAAGTTTATCTAAACAATGATGAAGTGAATACTACACCTGATTTATATGATACTTCTTTAACAGATATAATTATCAATGAAGGCGAAGGTGGTAATATAACTCACTTTCCTACTGAAAATATTCATAAACCAAAGTATGAAGGCATAGTTAAATATGAAATTTACAATGGCACAACAACACAAACAGCAGATCAAGATTTAATCTCAGAAACAAATGGTGCTTGGACTTCATCCGACAGATTACAGGGTGTTGCTTATGCTATTGTCAGATTTAAATTTGAGCCTGAAGTCTTTGGTAATACAGGAATACCGCAAGTAAATTTTGATGTCATTGGTAAAAAAACAAGAAGCACAACATCAGGCGGAACTACATATAAAGTTTTTAGTGATAATCCAGCAGACTGCATTGAAGATTATTTGACCAATACCATTTATGGTAGGTCTATACCAACTTCACAAATAGATTCCACATCATTTACTACTGCAAGAAATATTTGTGATACCGAAGTTACAGTAGGAGATAAAACACAAAAAAAATATACCTGTAATGGTATTTTAAATACCAATAACAAAGCCTTAGATAATATTGAAAAACTTCTTACATCTTGTAGAGGTTCTTTGATATTTTCAGGCGGTAAATATAAATTGCTGATTGATGATACAGGTACAGCGGTACAAACTTTTGATGAAGATAATATTGTTGGTGCTTTTGAATTATCTTTGGGCGGTAAAGAATACAAAGCAAATAAAATCAGAGCAAACTTTTTTAATAAGAATCGTGATATGCAAGGTGATTTTGCCATTGTAGAAAGTTCAACTTTTAAAACAGAAGATAATGGTTTAAGTCTTGAAAGAGCAATAGAGCTTCCATTTACAGATCAAATGGAAAGGGCGCAAATGATTTCTACAATCAATATGAAACAATCAAGGCAATCATTGGTTTTTAAATTTACATCAACCATTGTTGGACTAAGAGCAGAAATAGGAGATGTAGTTTTCATTTCATTGGAATCTTTAGGTTGGAATACGCTTAATTCTAATCAAGGCAAAAAGTTTAAGATAATGAAACTTGCTATAAAAAATAATGATGAAGTAGATATTACCGCAAGAGAATACGATGATGATGTTTATGATTTTGGTTTGATACAAGCAGAAGATACTTCGCCAAATACTAACTTACCTAATTTTTCATCTGTAGATAAACCAACAATATCTACACCTTCAGAGGAATTAATAGCAATACCACCAACACTATTTAACAGAGTTACTATTAATTGGACTCAACCAAATAAATCTTCTGTTGAATCTTACGAGATAGGAATAAATAGGTTGAACTCAGTACGTTTTGCAAATAAAGCTAGTTATGATTTTGAAGGCAGAAGTGTCACCGAAAGTTTTACTATTGATAAATTAGAAGAAGGTCAATACTTTGTAGCTGTAAGAGCAAAAAACAGATTAGGAGTTTATTCTGATTTTGCAACAGAGATATTTGAAGTAGAGAACTTCGGAACTTTACCTGATGTAAATACACCAGCGATAAATTTTGTTACAGAAGAATTATTTACCACTACACAAGGTTCAGGTGTAAAAGCAAAAGCCATATTAACTTTTGGTGCATCAACAAATACAGAATGGGAAGATTTAGGAGTTACTATAGATCATTATGATGTTGAGTTTAAAAAATCTTCAGAAGCATCTTTTCAAGGTGCTGGAACATCACAAGGAACTAATTTTGAATTCTTTGACATTGAGCCAGCGTTGTATGAATTTAGAGTAAGAGCAGTAAATACTGTTGGTGTGGCATCAGCATTTTCATCTACTACTCAAAGAATCTATGGATTGACCGCAGTACCATCAGACGTTTCTAATTTTTATTTAAGAGCAGATTCAAATACTGCTACTTTAAGTTGGACACCTACAACAGACTTGGATGTAAAAGTTGGCGGTAGTTTTGAAATAAGACATTCTTCATTAACATCAGGTGCAGTATGGTCGCAATCAACACAAGTAGGCGAAGCGGTATCAGGAATATCAAATACTGTAGAAGTACCATTATTGGTTGGTACTTATTTAATTAAAGCTGTAGATTCCATAGGTATAAAATCTACCAATGCAACATCTGTAGTAAATACAGTTACACCTGATTTATTTCAATCGCAAGTCTTTTTAACAAGAACAGAGAATCCATCTTTTGCTGGAACTAAAGTAAATATGGTCGAGATTGATGACCAATTAAAATTAGAAGCAGATACTTTGTTTGATTCATTAGGCTTGATTGATGAAGTAGGATTGATTGACTCTGCTGGTGGTGTAGATTTATCAGGTAGTTATGAATTTAATAATTACATTGATACAGGAATATCTGCACAATCTTATAGACTTAGTTCTGCATTTGCTTTTACCACAAACTCAACAACAGATTTTTTTGATACTCGTTCAGGAAATATTGATACATGGGATTCTATCGATGCCAATACTTATGATGACGTAGAAGTTCAATTACAAATAGCTACAACCAATGATGACCCTAGTGGTTCACCATCATGGTCTGATTTTCAAAATTTCAGAATCGGTAATTACTATGGTCGTGCTTTTAAATTTAAGTTATTGGTAACGTCAGGCGATGTAACTCACCAAGTTTATATCACATCATTATCTGCAACTTTAGAAGCATTCCAAAAAATAGATACACAACAATTAACATCAAGTACAAGTTCTTTGGGTGTTACTTTTGGTGAAGGATTTTTAGTTACTCCAAAAATTGCTGTTACTGCACAGAATATGGCAAGTGGAGATTTTTATGAAATAACAAGTGT